CTATAATTGAATTGTTTGACCAACAAAAATCATGTTCGGATTAGAAATGTGATTCTTTGCTGCTAATGCCTGCCAAGTAGTTCCGTGAGCAGAAGCGATTCCAGATAGAGTATCGCCACTTTGAACGGTATAGGCGTTAGATTGGCCAGTATCACCAAGCATAATCTTTTGACCAACGTAAATCACGTTAGAATTGGCAATGTGGTTAAGGCTTACTAAGCCAGAAACGGTTGTGCCAAACTTGCTGGCAATTCCGCTTAAAGTATCACCTGCTTGGACGTAGTAAGTATTCTGTGGTGATGACTCACCGGTTACCTTCAATACTTGGCCTACTTGAAGCAAGTTAGGATTACCCAAGCTGTTAATCGCTGCTAAGGTTTGCCAAGTCGTATTGTACTTGCCTGCAATGCCAGATAATGTGTCACCAGATTGAACAATGTAAGTCCCATCCGCTGGCTTACCAACGTGTTCAACTGGTTGTGGTGCTGGTACTGGGGTACTTGGTACACTACCGCTTGCTTTTCCAGTGGTAAAGGCACCGTCAAAGTCAAAACTGGTGTCAATCCCCATGATACCGTGATCGGTATATTGCCAAGCATTTGCATTATCAATTCCGAGTGAAGTAACCCCATAGCCGGCAATCCACTTCTTCCGATTGCCGAAGCCGTGACTGTTTAAGATGCCACCAGTAAAGAAACTCCGCATTGAGTAGACACCGGTGCTCTTATAACCAAGCGCTTCTACTTCTTGAAGAAAGGCTAAGGTAGCACCTTGATAATCGTTGACTGAATTAACTTCTGCATCATCAACCATCAGCGTATCGTCATACATGCCAAACTGCCGAGCAACCTTAACAAAGAATCGTGCTTCATTCTGTGCATCGGGAATTGAAGTGTAGCGGGCAAAATGATAGCAGGCTACTCTTAAGCCCACTGCTAGGGCATTGTGAATTTGTGCTGCCGCTCGTGGATTAATGTAATTAGAACCATCTTCACTACCTTCAGTTAGCTTTACAACAACGCCTTGTGCTCCTTGATTCTTAGCCGTTTGAAAAAATGCTACCGTATCAGGTTGGTAACTTGAAACATCAATAAATGGATTACGAACTGCCATTTTATGCGACCTCCTTGGGATCAATTGCCTTTGCCTTGCCGTCTGGGACAAGATCAGGTTCTTTTTGTCCCAACTTGTCCGGTTTCTTCGTTGGCTCTGTGGTAGGTGTCAACGGTGACTGCTCATATGCCGCCTGTACAACTGACTGAACGGTCTTCATGTCAATGTGGACACCGTGATCGGCCATATAGGACTGTACCTGGTCAGATGCTTCCGCAAACTTCTGGGGGCCTGGCTTGCTGGAACTTACTAACGAGTTGACAGCAGTCATCGCCACCTGCTCCAAGAGCGTCCAGGCTTCGCGTTGCTGTGCTGTCTTAGCGTGCTTGATCTTGCCATCAACCCACGGCTTTGCGATTGCAATGCCAAAATAAAAGAGCCAGGCAATGGCTCCTGATTGAAAAATCCACGTAAAAATGTCATTTACTGTTTTCATAACGGAATACCTCCTTCTCTAGTGCGGTAATACGTTGATTACGCACTTTTGCTTCACCTTCGTGCTCTTCAAAACGGTCTTCAAGAGTATCTACCCGTCTTGTAGTACGATTAGCAGTGCTCTCGATTAAGCTCATCATGTTGTTGAGATTATCAACCCGGTTAATCAGTTGAGATAGCTTGTTGGATAGCCCCTCTGTACCACTTTTGATTGCCAAGTGTAACAGCCAGATTAACCCCCCACCAACTGTTGAAAAGATTGTAACCATTGCCATAATCTCATCCCATGAATACCCCATGATGTGGTGCATTACCATGCCTCCTTTCAAACTCACCCAGTCGCCTTTCAAACCCGCCCATAAGAAAAGCCCAGGTTTAGCATTTTGAAAGTGCTAAATTCCGGGCTTTTCTTATGTATTGTGTCTTTCTCTGGCGAGTATGTGTTAATTGCCTAGCCTTGAGCTACGGTTCCAGTAGCGGGGGTTAAAATCTTGTCGGCTTGATCTTGGGTTAAATCACCAACTTCAACGAAGAGAGCAATATCATCCTTAGTAAAAAGCCCCATGTGGTAATAGCTATCGTAAATTTCAAACATTATAATTCCTCCTTACGCAGTCTTTTCTTCTGTCGAGTGGCTTTCCTTGTTTAAGGCATCAACTGTCTTTTGCAGGGTCGCTACTTGCTTCATTAAATTAGCGTTCAATGTAGCTTGATCATCGCCATTCTTCTTTAATTGAGCGTTGGCCTTCATTAAGTCGGCATTTAGTTTCTGTTGAGTGGCATATGACGCCTTAAGTTGAGCAATGTCAACCATTGTTAACGCATTTTGCTGCTGTTTAACCGTTGGTTTAACAACCTGAGCCGGATGGCTTTTTTCCCATTCTTCCTTTGGCGTACCAATCCAAATAGTCCCATTAAAGCGCATTGGTTGATATAAACCGTCTTCTGGCTTAACAAAAGTTTGATTAGTTGCTAACACTGAACCTTGTGGGATTAAGTCAATTCCCGCGAAGATATTGTTATTAGCAGTATCAAATCGGTAAGCAGCAACCAGTTTATTTACCCAAGCAGTACCGTTCCAATAATTTTCGTTTACGTTTTCGACTGGCGTAGTAAAGGTTTCATTAGCAGCTAAGTTATAACCTTCTTGAACCTTCTTTGTTCCAGTCAAAGGCCGAGAAGTCTTATCCGTATTAAAGATATAGACAGTCTCAGTCATGTCTTGTGTTGCTTCAGCCATTATCTAACCTCCCTGCCTTTAAATTTGGCTAACAATTAAAAGGTTAGCCGTAATCGTCTCGTTAGTGTATTTCCCGGATGCTGAGATAGCCACCGTGTTGTCAGCGCTAACGCCGTGGTGAGCCTTGAAATATCCTTTGTAGGTCATCCAGTCACTTAAAATAAGTGAAGCGCTTGATACCTTCCAAGGAATCGTTAAAGTACTTTCCCAATAGTCACTAGCGCTTTGATTAACGGTGATTGACCCCCGACCAACAATGATCGAAAAATTATTGACAAAGTTAAATTTGGTTAACGCAAAGTCATTACCATCGTTTGGGCGAGACAAGTTGTTGCCTAGCACGTAATCCCGGCTCCAGAATTGATCGTAATTATTTTCTTGGAAAAGCTGTTTGAAGTTACCATTTAAGACACTAAGCCAGTTCTTGTCTCCTGCTTCAATTTCATTATATGCCATTAGCGGTCACCGCCTTTCGTAACGGGAACCGCGCTATCAGTAGGGTTTAGGTTACCTCCCACTGGGATTACAAACGTAGTCATATTGCTACCTCCTTTTAATTCCATGCCGTTGTCCGACGCCATGCCGTCCATGCGTTGGCGAAACGACTGCGGATAAACTCGTTAGCCTCGCCGTCAACGAAGACTTGCACCAAGTTGCTAGACGTGCCCTTAACCGACATAAACCCAGCCTTGCCGTTTGGATTATTGCTGGCACTCGTGTTGGCAACATAGTAAACCTTGCCTGGCGTTACCAACGTATTGAGGTCAGCAATTGACGTTTCAGCGCTAAAGAAACTGTTAACGTATGCTTGCATTTGGTCAGTAGTAGGCACTTTCTTGTTATTGATTAGCGCGTTAACGTATTCTTGCATTTGGTCAGTAGTAGACACTTGCTTGTTATTGATTAGTACGTTGTACGCGTCAATTGTGTTTTGCGTTGCTTTGAGCTGCGATGTCATGCCGGTAAAAGCTGAGCCGTTTAAAAGACTGCTAAGTTGTGCCTTAACTTCGTCAGCCTTTGCCTGTACGTCAGCCACTGCCTTTTCCATATCTGATTGATATGGCGTAGTGTTAACGCCCATCTCAACCATGTTCGGCAGGACATGTAGCCAAACGTTGACCGTTGATACCGTACCCTTGCTGTCCTGCACGTAAAAGTAGGTGCTGTCCTTGTCCCAGTCACCCTCATGCTTGAACATGCCACCCGGAAAGTAGTACGTTATCCGCCCTGCCTGAGCGTTGTCGCCAGGCTGATCCGTGTCAGCCCAACCAACGGCACGATATAAATCGCCAACCGGGTCTTTGCCGGCGAAACCGACTGACCGGCTGTCTTTAGTTAGGTCGTATGGCAATCCATTGGCTTTAATCCATAGCTTGCAGAAAGCCCTGCTGTCGCCAACCCGGCCTTGAAAATTTTTGGTCAAGTCGACTAGCGTTGTACTTGGCTTTAAGATGTCAAGCTCGACATACTCGTTAACTGCCATTGTTTTCCTCCTTTACAAATATGGTTCTACGTAATCGAAAAGCCGGTCTAACGTCTCGTTAGCCGACTTGAAACCGTTGTTTAAGTTGTTCAGCAGCTCATCGTTTAGCGACAAACTGTTAGGTATCCATAGCAAAACAGTGCTCGTTAGTTCACCGGTTTGCTGATCAATCAGCGAATGATCGTTGTAGCATGCAATGACACTGTTAACCGCTGTCTGTACGTCCTGCATTAGGTGCTTAAGCCAGATGTAGGCGTTGCGATTGATCAGCTCGTCCGACAAGTCCGGTACCGCGTATTTAGGCACGTCAGCATCCATAAAAATGCCATTGGCGGCATTTAACAGCCAAGACGCTTTATCGTACACGTGCTGTACACAAGTTCGGTATGAGCTTGCCAGTGTGGTTAAATCGCTCATCAGTACATAGCCTTTTTGATAGTCCATCAGTTCACCTCACTACGTCCACAAGGTGGTTTGACGCCAAGCAGTCCAGACGCCATTGTGCTTGTTGCGTATATAAAGATTGTCCGACACCGTGTGCATGGCCTGAGTGATGATTTCGCCGGCGTTAATAACTTTAAGCAACCCAGTCTCGCTGTTGGGTTTACCATTAACGTTTGTCGAATTGACGCCATAGTATCCGGAAGTCGTCAATCCATCACACGTGCCGGAAAAAACCGCTGTAACTGCAAACGGGTCTTTCAGCACGTCGTTAGGATCATCAACCGTTAAATGCCAGTGACCATCACTTTCGCTGATGTACGGCTTATAGCTCTTACCGGACATGCCAGTTGCACCAGTAGCACCCTGCTCGCCTTGTACACCCTGCGGGCCTTGTGCGCCTTGAATACCTTGTTTACCTTGCGGGCCCTGCACACCTTGTGCACCAGACATATCAGTGACCAATGATGCCTTACCGCCGGTCCAGACATAAAGCTTGGCGTTGTCAACGTCATCGACGGTCGAGTCGATAATCGCAAAGTCGCCTTCACTTAAATCATTTGGCCCGTTAGCGTTAAGCAGCGCTACGGTTGCATAGGTCTTCTTAATGCTAAAAGACTTGCCGGCCGGCCCTTGAATACCTTGTTGACCTTGAATACCCTGTTCGCCTCGTTGGCCTTGCAAGCCTTGTGGCCCAGTTTGACCAGGATCACCTTTATCACCTTTGTCGCCTTTCGGCCCTTGAGCTAAGATGCCCAAGTCAATATCAGTCGTTGCCAATTTCTCACCGCCTTTCTATGACCAGAATGTAATTTCACGCCAAACTGTCCACGTCGTACCATCACGACGATTACGTACGTAAACGTTGGCATTAGCATCACCGTAGTACGTTTGTACAACCATACGGCCAGCAACCTTAACATCTAGCAGACCCCAGTTACCTTCGTTCGGACCGTTCTTGCCAGTGTTTGCGCGAAAAACGTATGTCGTAGTGGCCCTCAGACGTCAGGTTATTAAAGTCGGTCGACGTACTTGTGATCGTGCCTTGAAACGCTGTAGCAGCCGGCCCTGGTGGTCCCTGTGGTCCTTGAGACCCTTGATCACCTTTGGGCCCCTGTGGACCGTTAGCACCAGTCTCACCTTTGGGGCCTTGTGGTCCTTGTGGACCAATATCGCCCTTATTACCCTTTGGTATGGTAAAGCCAGACGATAGACTGGCAACCGTACAGCTTGTTGAGCTGAGCGAAGTGATACGCCAGAAACCAATGTCAACGCCACTGCCGTTGGGGTACTGATCAAACACGATGTCGCCAACTTTAGCAATGTCGCTAGGCTGTAAGTTTGAGCGAGCAAAGGTAGCCGTTTGACCGCTAGAACCGTTGCCGGATATATCACCGTTGTACTTGATGATATTTGCCCCCGTTGGCCCAGCCGGTCCAGTAGCGCCTTGCGGACCAGTCGGCCCGGTATTGCCCTTGTGGGCCTCGTGCACCGGTTGCTCCGGTCTCACCTTTGGGGCCCTGTGGACCACGCGCTACCACACCCAAGTCAATATCTTGTGTTGTCACTCACTCACCTCCTAACTCCATTGCGTTGTTAACCGCCATGCTGTCCATGTGCCATTGTGGTGAGTACGGGTATAGCAGTCGGCAGTCGCACTATCAATGTACGTCTGCCATACTTCGTTGCTATTGGCCCTAATCGTCAACAGACCACTGGTTGACGGTATGTTGGCAACCGTGCCATCGATACGATAGCTGTCGTCCATCGTAAGGTCGTTAGCATTGCCCTGCGTAATTACACCAACGATAGCTGGCATGTCCACGTTGTTAATCAGCCGGATATGCCAGTGCTTATCGTCTGCGATGTACGGTTGCCAAGTCTGGCCATCTTTACCGTTGGAACCGTCTTTGCCAGGCGCGCCATTAGCACCTTTCAGCGACGCAAGCCATTGTGCCTGTGTGCCGCTGTAGCCATTGGCTGTGGCAACTTCATATGCAGACTTGCCGTTAGCTCCGGCATCCCCTTTGTCGCCTTTCTCGCCTTTAATCGTTCTGATTTTTGGCTTGATCAGCGTCCACATGTTGTCCCCATCGTTGTTGTTAAACAGGAACTGGCCGTCTGGCGACAGCTTGGGGATTTTGTTTTGCCCGTCCGGACTGGCAACCAACATCTCGCCACCTTGTAGCTCGGTGGTCGAATGGTCAAACCCGACAAATGCGCCAGGCTTGATCGTGTAGTTACCGTTCGGGTCGGTCGGCTCAACAACCGTGCTGTCCGGATCTTTGATCAGCTTGCCGGCAATGTCAACGTCCTTGTCCAGTGCGCTTGTGTAACTACCAAGACCGGTCTTGCTGTCATACTGCCACATGTCGGCATTGCTTGGCTGATTACTGCCCCATGCCGCAATCCAGCGGTACACGCCCTGCTTAACAAGCGTGGCGTCGTCAAACTTGGCGTAGTTGCTTAACGAGCAGTACAGACCGGTATTCCAGCTATATGCTGACCACTGCTTGCGAAACGAGTCGAAAATACTCGGCCATGAGCCGGCAATCGTGCCTTCCATGTCGAGAAAGTAGTACACGTTCGGCTGGATGTTTAGGATCTTTGCGTTGTTGACCGAATACTGCAGTTCGCCATCCACGCCCTCGTAGTAGTGATAGACATGGACAATCAGCCCTGCTTTAGTTGCATTGGCGATATGGTCGGCTGCGTGCTCATCACGCGTCACACCATGACCAATACGCACGACGACCGCTTTGACGCCGTTAGCCTTCAGATTGGACCAGTCGATACTGGTTGGCTGCCACTCCGATACGTCAACCACGTTTGCTGCTGTCAAATGCCTTCACCTCCGTTTCGTTCCACGTTGTCTGTGCCTGGCTATTAAACTGCGCGTTGATGATCATATTCCTAGTGCTGTCACGATAAGATTTAAGCTCCGCTTGCTGACCACGCTGATAGTCAAGAATGGTCTGCAAATTGCTATTGAGCGTGATAGTGGCCTTGCTGGTAGCACTATCTGGATAGCTTACGATTCCAACAACGCCGGTCTGAGTAACGTAGTTGGCTGGCTTGATCTCAACTCTTACCAGATCGCCTGGAATCGCTTGCCAATCGATAGCCGTCAGTTCGAGACTGACATCAGGATTAGGCTTAAACTGCGTCCCAGCGTAAGCTTTCATCTGCTCCTTGTCAGTGATGGTGTCACTGGTGATATCATCACCTTCATACAGCCCCCAACGTTTCCTGCTTTCTTCATCGACAAAGTAAAATGGTGCGAAATAGTAGGTACTTTGACTGCCACCGCTCTCTTGCATAGCCCCGACCAGTCTTGCCGCGTTAACCATATCAGTAGTGTCGTACTCAAGTGTCACCGTATCAGTATCATGCAGGTAGTCTAACCGGTGCCCACGATCTTTGTAAAACTCGTCATGCGAGTAAATTTTCAAGTTAAGGTTATCTGGCCAAAAAACTGCATCAGTCCATGCCGCTAAGATCCGGCTGATGATATCCTTGCCAGATCCAGATGCGTACGGGCCGACGGCCATCTGACTGTTGAAACTGCCGATAATTTTATAGGTGATCCCCCAGCGGCTTTGCTGATCGCCAAAGGCCCACTGCATGATGTCGTTGATGGACACGCTAACAGCAGTCTCAGCATTGCCATTAGACACGCTCGTGACTGACTGGCTTTTGCCAGCATGGTCATAACTGCCAAAATCGGTTGGAGCATCATCGCCATAGATACGGATTCGATTTATCTCTGAGCTGATATGTGTAGCCACAACCGATGTGGTTTCCAGATTTCCTGACCATCCCGCTGTAGGATGTTTGATAACAAACCATTGCCCATTTTTCTCAACCATGTTCCCGGGAGAAAGCATTGAATAAGCATCAGACCCATTATTGTAAGCCTCAAACTGCATCTGATACTCGCTGTTTTTCTTCCACGTTATCTGCGTAGTATCTGGTATGACGCTTGTCAGCATAGCTATTGTGTCACTAGGGTTAGGAACGTGCAGGTTACCCTGTATTTTTGCGATTTTTACAACGCTCAAAATGCATCCCCTCCTACTCGAGATAGATAAACGGAAAACTGATTGTGACATCCACACTGGATGCACCCGTAGCCTGAATTAAGTTATTGCCAGGCGCAAGATTCAGATACCCATAGTCGGTATGACTATTATCAAGCTCACCATTGCGATAGGTGTTGATGCCATCAATCACGATCGTATCGTTGGCACTGGCTGATTGACTATAAGTCCAAGCAGAACCGGTGGTTTTATTTTCCAGCTTGATTGAACTACCCGAAAAACGAATTGTTGTACGGATGTCACGCTTGCCAAAGTACGGGTCAACCGCAATGTCTGACGGGTTGTAGCACTCGATGGAGCTTGACGACCAGTGATAGTTAAGTGGCTGATTAGGCAGGTTCATCCCAAACTGCTTGCCATCGTTCTCGTGATTGGCAAGCTCATCACTACGGTACAGTGAGTACTTAAGACCACTCGGATTATCAAAAGCAATTGTAAAAAGAGCATCATGATAAAAATCGCCAATTGGTTTGATCGTATATGACGTTGCATATACATACTTAACGATATTCGGTTCAGCATCAGTGCGGATCCGCATCAGTCCTTTTTGACCAAAAACACGTGCGATGTCATGTTTAGCAAGTTTGTAGTCATACCAACTACCAAAGTGTAGCCAAAAATTAGCATTAACGGATGTCTTGGAGTAGGTTTGACGCTCCAAGACTGAGCCCTCAATTCCGGCTGAATCCAAGTATGTGTTGGTGATCGACAAGTCGGAATCATCTTGCAGAAACTTAAGACCTTCAGTTATCGTTTCGCAGTCAATTTCATCTTGGTTTGGCAGTTTAATCCACATATGTGGTCGCTGCATTTTACCATCCCCTCTCAGACGCAGTTAAAAACATTTTGCTGACCAGTTATAAGCCTCATGTCGTTAGAATGCTTGATAGTTTGAAAGCGTTTGGTCAATTCGCTGCTGTTTATAGGCAGTTACTTTGTCGTATCCTTTAATGCCATGAATAGCTTGGACTTGCTCACCATTGACTGCCAAAACAGCCTTGCTAATTTCAATCAGTTCTTGGATTTGTTGCGACAAATTCCGCGTATCAACCGTAGACGCCTTGCTTGTGGCATTGTTGCCACCATAGTAGGTGACGACCTGCCTCATAAGCTCCCACGCCCGGGATGACTTCATGCTGTTCAACGGGATTGCCATTTCGGCTCCCGCTTCGCCAAAAATTGACGGCTGAGTAGCGATGCCACCGTTGGCATAGCCGTGTCCTTGACCCAAGAACGACAAACCATCACCATAGCGATGTCGTGCGTAGTTAAGACCGGCTAACAGGTTGTCAAAACCGTTCCAGATGTTGTTATGCCCGGGCAATTTATAGGCTGCAAAAGTAGGTGGCTTAACCTGCATCAGGCCCATAGCTCGGCCATCACTCAAGCCGTCATCACCACCGAGTGCCTTCGGATTACCACCAGACTCAGTTTGGATCTGCTTTAAAACTCTGCCGACAAGCGATGAACTTAAGTGGAGCATATCCAGAGCTCTTGCAACGTATGGCCGCCATCTGTCAACGCCTGAGCCGGCGGGATCAGCCATTTCCTGGAACTGCTTTTTGACCCAATCAGCCATCGACTTGGCGAAGAAAATCGGCAGACTGGTATGCAGTTGGGCACTGAAGAACCCACCATTGTCAGACTTTCCCGAGGTGAAGCGGTTGAAGACTGACTCCATGAAGTCGATTGGCTTTTTAAGGATATCCTCAGCAAAGTCAAGGACATCCTTGCCTTTATCCCACAGGCCCGAGAAGAAGTCGCCCACAGCGCCATCAGCATAGTGACTGATACCCATCATCGGTGCCAGCTTGGCTGACCGCTCACCATCAAGCACTTCTGTTTGCGCCGGAAGATACATCATCAGATTACGCTCTGGTGGGAGCATAACCGTTTCACCAGATGGGAAGTGGACCATCTCTTGATAGTTAGGACCAGATCCATCGTTAAGCAGTGCCACCTGGTCATGGAGTAAGCCACCGCCTGGCGTACCGTTGGCAAGCTTGCCGATGGAGAAAGTGCCGAGTTTATGGCTATCACCGCCAACCTTATCCAAGACCCAGTTGATACCTTTGATAATGCCGTTAATCAAATTGGTAAATGGACTAAGCAAGCCGTTTAAAATATCTCTAAAAGCATTATGGAGTGGACTACCATTTGACTCGATAGTGTTAATGACTTTGCCAAAGTGGTCTTTCCAACCGCCAAGCATATGGCCTAAGCCAGTATCCTGAATGCCAGACAGCTTATCGTGCATGTTTGACAAAATATTGGTTGAGTTGGACCGCAAATTGCCGGCCGTGTTTAAGATCTTGTTTGATGCATCATGCCAAAGGTTAGACGCATTGTTCCGCCAGTTAGACGTATTGTTGATGACTTCGTTGTAGCCGTTGCTAAATGCGTTACCGGCTTTGTGCATCATATCCTGCGCCGTGTTGGTGACGTTACTGCGAATGTCGTTCCAAGCCTTCTGCTGTTGACGTGCATGCTGCAGAGTCTGCTGCTGAGTTTGAGCTTGGCCCTGCTGATAGCTCTTTTTGACACGGTCCCACATGTTGCTGGTCCACGAGATTGCCGATTTAGCACCGGACTCAAAAGCCTTGCCCATCTTGCCCATTGCCGACATGGCTGAGCTTGCCAATCCATTGACGAACGTGCGGAACTTTTTGTTGTGCTGGTACAGGATTGTCAAGCCCTGTACCACAAGCATGATTGCACCCGCTGGACCACCGATTAAGTCAAGTCCGGCAGATGCAATCTTGGCGCCACGACCAATTAGACTGAGTCCGCTTGAACCAACCTTTCCGGCTACGGTCGCTTTAGTTCCAAGCCGTGTCAGACTGGTTTCGGCAGATGCCGTATTAACGATTGCCTTAGTCGTCTTGGATTTTGGAATACGGTCCAAACGCCGGCTGTAGGCTTCCAAATCCCGCGTGGACTTGGCGCCGTCAACCTGAATGCGAGTAATTTTGCGACTCGGGATGTTTTTGATCTTAGTCGCAAAACTGCCGATCGTTGAGCCGACCGTCCGCATGATCTGCAGTCCATCGAGTGCTACAGACAATCCTTTAACAGCCTTGCTTGCTAACAAAAGGGAAGTAATAACTGCTGCGGTTGTCTTCGGGTATTTAGCCAACTCATCCAAGACCGGCAGCATTACCTTTGAAAGGTCAAGCATGACGTTAGCAAAGATCTTAAGACTCGCAGCTGAACCAGTCTTGAACGAGTCAAAAAATTCCTTGATCTGCGTATGGTGTGATGACACCACGTTTGCAAAACGGTCAACGGCACGAGTAGCAGCTTCCATTCCGCCAGTCAGCGCATCGCTGACGTTGATCTTTTTACCGCCAAACGCAGTCGTGATTTGGTTAAACGCCTGCATCAAGTGCTGACCAAATTGAGTAAACAGCGCATCGGTCCGTTTATCCGATACCCACTTGGATACAGACTCGAGCAGTGGATTGCTCATTTGCATGAACGGCTGTTCGATATCGCCGACAAGGGCCGGCATACGGGCTTTGATCGTCCGCTCCATGCCAAAGAAGGTGCCCATCATGTTGTCGGCGGCCTCTTTGTACTTACCGTTACCTAACTGCTCAAATACTTGTTGGAACGTGTCAGCATCAAGCTTACCTGCGCTCGCGATCTGACGCATTCCGGCAACGCTGGTATGGTAGTGCTTAGCCAGCGCCTCATCGATCATCGGGAAGTAGGCGCCAATCTGGTTAAGTTCACCTTGCGTAACCTTGCCAGTTGCCATCGCGTGGACCATATCCTGTGATACGTCATTGATCTGTTGGCTGTTAAGCCCGACCGCGTCAGCCATGTTAAGCATGGAGCTGGTCAGCCCGTCGGCTTGGCTCTTAGACGAGTGCAGGTGGTAGAATCCCTGCTCCAGTTCGTCCACAGTGTCAACGGCTTGACCGGTTTTGACTGACAGGTTGTTGACCGTATTAACCATGTCCTGAGCCTTGTTAGCCGAACCGGTCAGCGTATCCCACGTGGCTACCATTTTCTGCTGAGTAACATCATACTCTTGCCCACTAGCAATTAGCTCTGTAAAGTGGGCCTGGATCGTTGCCAGTGCGCCAGAAAATAGGTTAGCCGCCGTGTTAGCCAGGAACATACTGCCAAACGAGTGGCTTACTCGGTCGGCTTTGCCTTGCAGATTGTCCAGACGAGCGTTCATGCCATCAAGCCACGTATGCGGTGTAGCCTTCATGGTCTCGTTAAGCTCGTTGATTTTAGACCGTGTCTGAGCGATCTTGGTGCCGAGTTCTTCCACACGGGTTGCCTGCTGGAGATACTCTTGCGAGTTTTCACCCATCCGCTGGCGTGTAGATTCAAGCATCTGCATCTCACGCTGTTGGATTTCTCTCAGTTGGCTGATCTTGCTTTCCAGGCCATCAACCTGTACGCCCATCGCCTGGTACTGACGCCCTTCAGCCTGTAGACGCTCAGCATGCGCCATAAACAGCGCTGATTGTGCCCGCATGGACGCGTTAAGTTTCAGCACGCCGCTATTTTGAAGTTCAAGCTGCTGTTCAGCCCGCTGTTGCTGAGCCTCCATGCTTGCCAGCTTGGCTTTAGCCTGGTCGACTTGTGCGCCGTAGCGCAGATAGATCTCGGCTTGCTTGACCGTACCCACATTGAGCTTGTTTTGCTGAGCTTCCAAACGGTCGATTTCATCACCAAGTGACTCGTATTTTTCCTTGTTGCGACCAGTGATGTCGTCAAGGCTGGACTGCTCGGCTTTAAGTTCGTCAATGCGCTCTTTGAGCTTTAAAAACTTTTCAGCCGTTTCTTGGCTGACGTCGCTCATAGATTCCTGTTTCTCCTGTAAAGCAGAAATCTTCTCCTTTTGTGCATCAATCGAACTGCTCAGACCGTCAAGCCGTGCCTTAGCCGCACCAACATAGTCACCAGCAGACTTAAGACTGGCCTCTTGCGCCTGCCAGGCTTTGGTCGAAGCATTGACTTCCGTTGTTAGATTGCGGACTGACTTCGATGCATCCACCAAATCCAGTGCGACCTTAGTCGCCATAACGTTGCTGATCTTAGCCATTATCCGCTCTCCTTCCTCTTACAAACTGCAGCGGGTCAACTGCACGCTCATCACGTGCCTTAGCTGACATAACCTCACCTAGACGATAGTAGTCGGCATTCTCGTACTGATCTATCGTCCAGTGTAGCTGAATCAGCATTTCTCGCTCGTTATTATCCAGGTCTTCAATCGCATTCTGCAGATGCCATGCACGAGCTTTCCAGTTTACTTTTTTGGGTCTTCTTTTTCCTCTTCGGCAATCTGCTCATCAGTGCGACCTAAAATGCGTTGGCAGATGTAGCCGACTGCGTCTTGAGTTGCTTCAAAATCCATGTTGTCAAGCTGTTTAAGTTGTTGCTTATTCAGCTTGAGCATAATGCCGAGAAACTTTGGCAGTTCCTGGACCAGTTCCAGCTCGCTTTCTGCCCGTTTTAAAATGTCTTTTTCGGCTTGGACCTTAGCAATTTTAAGCTGCATTTCATAGACGCGCCGAATGTTGCTGTTAGACGTGGAAACGTCAAACTTGCGGTTAAAAAGTTTGATATAAAGCTTCATTTTATCTCTCCTCTATCGACCGCCCTCATACGAGTATTGTTTGCTTTCGTTGGCGATCTTTATCTTTAACTATTAGACGGCTGTACTAACCGTCTTAACGTAGTCTGGCAAAATTTCCTTAAACATCGCGTCTTCACCTGTAAAGTCGGAGTCAGTGGAGTCGTAGATCCGATACAGATCGTTGATGTTAGGATCATCAATCGCGGCAAAACTCAGTGAGTCCGTTACTGGCGTCTTCTTTGAATCGGTATCCGAATCAAGCTTCTTGTCGCCACCTAAGAAGTTGCCGCTTGGGAAACAGAAATAGGTGTAACCGTCATCGGTCATATGTGGTGCCTTGACGACACAGCCACCCACTGGTTTGTTGTCAGCCATCTGCCAACCAGTCCCCTTCTTTTCCAGACCAATCAGCTTGGCATAAGTAGCCATCTTAAGGCTGTTGACCGTCAGAGCAACCGTTGGGTTCAATGGATCAGCATAGCTGTACTGTACCGTGTTGTTGCCTGAGATCTTTTCCAGCTTCGAGCCGTCAAGGCCCTTGATTTCTGCTGACGCTACGCCGAGCACGTCATGGCCCAGTTCCAGCAGACCGTTGTCAGACAGTCCCTGTTCTTTAGTCAGCAAGTTTTTACCGTCATTGGATTTAAGGAAAACCCACGCGGTTGTAATACCGTGAAGTAGCATTTTTTTGCCCTCCTATTTTTTAATTTCGAAGTAATCAAAGTAGTAAGTCTGCGTCACTTGATAAGTCTTGGGGTCAACCGTGTGGCCATGATTGTCAAGCATCGTCCACCCATTGCGGACGAACAAATGTATCAATGATGTCTCAAATTCGTCGGGATCATCGGCATTGAGCGCATAAAAAATCTGGACCTCAACCTCTTTATCAAGAGCGTGGAAGTCCAGGTTGCCATCAAGAGCCAAATCAGTACGTACGTCCGTGATCAGTATGATCGTCCGGTCAGTGCGTGTGATCTCAGATTGTGGGATAACGCCAATGTAGACAGCGTCAGCGTCAACGTTCTTAAAATTTCCAGTCTGGATCAGCTCTTTAGCCCGTTTTGTTGCCAGCATCAGCCATCATCCCCTCTCTTGTCGTTGATCAGTTCCTGGTACTTGTCGCTTTCAGCTTTTAAAACAGCCTCACTGGTCGCCTTGTCCTGCTGCAAATTAGTAACAAAATGGTCGCCAGGATGTCCTTTGTAGCCATCGTTAAGACGCATCATGTTCATTGCGTGATAGTGGTTGTCCCATCCGACTGTAGATGAGCCATTGGTTTCGCCGTCCACGTCTTTAGCCATATACGAGATATGGTCGGCGGCGTGGCCATACGTCTTGTCGTTGTGGTGGGAGCGGTGTTTGGCATTGGTAACGTCGGTCAACCGTTCAGCCATCACCTTTGCACCAGCTTTCGTGATTTCAGCCTGATCTTTTGGCGTTAAGTCAACCGAGATCGATTTAACATCCTCAAGCCATTGCTCAAGGAACTGACTCATCTCAATATCAGCCATCTTGACCACCCACTTTGTAGCGCTTGATGGTGATCAAGTCGTATGACAGATAGGTGTCGTCCCGCACTGAGAGATCCACGATGCTATATACCTTGCCGTCGATTTGCACGGCAAGCTTGTCGGTCAGCCGTTTGTCGTGACGCACGGCCAGAATCTGGGTGTTTTCAAAATCCGTGCCGAGTGCCTCATACTTTTGACTGATCGTCTGGCTGACACGCGCATAGTGTAGCTTAAACTGGCTGACAAAAGTCGGCATAGGGATGCCCATACCGTTCTCCGTAACTCCAAAAGTGCCAAAGTCAGCGGTATACCGCATCTGATACGGCTGATAGCTATACGGTACTGTTCGGTTCGTAACCATCTGCTCCCACCTCGCCCTTTAAGTGATTAATCATCATCTGCAAGCCAATCGACATCCCGCCGGTCAGCGTACGGTCGTAGTACAGCTGAGTACACAGCGTTTTAGCCGCTCTGATAAAAATTGGATCCTGCTCGTAGCTGGAAATTGGCTTGGTCTTGTCGACTGAGTCGCAAATAATGCTCTCAGACTGGCTTAACAGGTCGGTGATCAGTTGTGTCGTCTCATCAGTTGCGTCCAAGCAGAGCTCATCAAGCATCGACTGCGTATCAATCATTGCTGATCACCTCCACACGCTTACTTGACAGTATTTGATACCCAGTTGATGACGTCCTTGTTGGCTTGGACAACGTCTTCGCGCATATAGATACCCAGAGCCTTGTACCAGATGTCGCTGGTGTCGAGGAACTGGCCCGTGATCTCGTTGGACTTGAACTTAATAACTGCCTTTTGCAGTGGCGTAACCACAATGTTGACGTCGCCTTGCTTAGCTTTGGGGAACAGCGTGTCATCTACGACCGTGACCGTCTTGCCTAAGATCACGTTGCCGGTACCCAGCGTTACGTTAGGTTGTACCAGTGGACGCCCTTCGGTATCCTTCATTTGATCCAGTTGAGCGAAGGCGGATTGGCTCAGCACGATTGATGCGGCGTTGCTGTCGTATGGCTTCAACTTGGAGTCCAGAATCAGCTTCAGGTCGTCAACCAGGTTGGTTGGCTTAACTGCCGTAACGCCATTAGTCAGTTGCGTCACGATCAGATCGTCTTCCGTGTTGTCACGCAGTTCGATCAAACGAGATTGCAGTTCTGCTTCCCAGTTGTAGTCAGAGTCGTCCATCAGTTCGCGAGTAAATACGTAGCGGCCCGTGTACGTCTTCAGATTCCACAGGATTTCCTTGATTTCTGGCGACGTGCTGTTAGCAGTAGATTGCAATTCCGTGTGCAGAGCCAGCTTGCCAGAGCCCGGTTGGAAGACAGGCAGCTTACCAGTCGTGTGCTTAACGGCAATTTGACGTACCAGATTGCCCAGGCGTGGGAATTGGTGCTGTTCGTGGTCGGCGGGCAGAATGTCTTGTGGGATCAGCACTTGACCGTTAGACAAGCCAATGCCACCAGACGTGTTATCACGGGTAACTTCACCCGTCTTCAGAAAGTGTGCAAATTGGTCCTTTGCAGACTCATTTACACCATGTAATTCACGCATTTCAGTACCTTCTTTCATCTTTTCATCAGTAGTTACGATTGATGCATGCGGTTCAGACCGCTTTTCAACCTTTTCTGCAGGCTTGTCAACCTTTTTTGCAGTCTTTTCTGCGGGCTTTTCTGCAAGCTTGTCATCAGAATCAGCAGAATCATCAGCTGATTGTTCTTCTTCATCTTCTTGCGGTTCTTCAACGGGTTCTTCCGTTGTTTCCGCGTCTTGCTTGTCGGCTTCATCGGTAGTTTCAACGTCTGCTTTTTCGGCAGAGCGTTGTTCAAGCTTGCCAGCTACCGCATCAGCCAACTTGTCGTAGTCAATTTCCACTTCGTTTTCTCCCTTCATGAATGCTTCTAAGGAACGCTGTACGTCCACACTTGTTTCGGTGTAGGCCGGAATCGGCGTGATTGAGATCTCAATCAGCTGGTCGAATGACCGGATATGATGGATAACATTGCCGTCGTTACCCTGCAGCCATTTGTCATCGCCAATCTTAAAGCCGACCGAACAGCCTTTGAGATTGCCATTAGCCACGTTGGTGTACGTATCATGGCCCAGTGTCGTATCGGGAAGCGTCGCCCGAAACCACAATCCCTTATCGTCGGCCCGCATCTGCAGATTTTCCGCATCAGAGCGGGCCAAGACACTGTTAAGATCATGACCATACAGCAGCAGGACCTTTGACAAATCAACGTTGTCCAGTGCTCCGCGATCAATATACTCGACAAACGGCATTGGAACTGACGGCTGATCATACAGCATGGCATAACCCTCAACGGTCATGCCATTGTCATCACTGCTTCGTGTCGTTAGGTCCGTTGTCAGCGTTCGTACGTCCGTTGTCGTTGACACTCGTATCACCTCCTAGATCTTGATTTCCTGGCGTAGCCGTCTGGTACGTCTGTTTTGGCAGTACGCCACGATCAACCAGGATCTGGCGTGCATCGTCACCCGACAAGACAGGATTCTTGCTGTCGGTTAGGCTGACGATGTTGCTGATCAACTGCTGGTGGTCGATATCGACCGCCGTTGAGACGTCCAAGTGCACCGGTGCGCCAAGCTTATTGGTAAGCTCGTCCTCGATTGGCCTGATATAGAGTGTCATCGAGTTTTGATACAAGCTACGGACCTGTTCAATGCTCGACTGCTCGTCTTGTTTGCCTGACAGATAGTCAGCCGGTACGCAGAAAGCTTTAGCGATCTGCGCCTGGCTGAAATTAGTATTGGCAAGCAGTTTAGCGATATCAGGGCTGACCGTCAGTTGGCTCAGCGACAAGCCTTGGTCAAGCACGATTGCTCGGCCAGCGTTTTCACCGGAATTGGCCTTTTCAAACTCGTCACGAATATTGGCCTTAGCGTCGGCGTTAAGCGTCCCTTGTGGGATTGACAGGATGTTAGTCGGTGCTAGAGCATGCTTGAGCGTACTCAGTGCCAGCCGATTTGACTGGTCCTGTACGTCAATCTCTTTGGCCAGGCTCATCAGTGGACTGACACCCATATACTGCGACTCACTCTGGCCGTTGACGAACAGCCGAAAGTGCAACATGTTCGCCGATGGCACCTGATAGTCGCCAGAGCGGTTGGAATCGTCAAAATGGACCGTGTAGAAAACGTCTGAACCGTCATCGTTAAGTGTTACAGTCACGCGCTCTTCTGGAATTGGCTCAAGTCGAGTTACCACGCCATCCGTACCTTCGCGGTGTATCAGCATGTAGGCATTGCCGTTGAGAGCCATCTGAGCAACCACCGACTGCCACACGTTGTAACCGTTGACAAGTGTGCCCATTGGATGATTAAGCATGTCGTCGACCATTGGTGCCTCAAACTGGCACGCTGCTACGTCTGAACTCAGACGATAAACCACCGCAAAAACGTCAGAGTTGTTGAGTGCTACGCTCGCATTGACTGGCCCGGCTGACACGACCTGTCCGTTTGACGCCGAGAAAAAAGGTGACCATCCATTCGAGCTAAGCATTCTCGAACGTTTGATCACCGCTTTAAATGGATTAAACACTAATCATCACCGCCAATCAGAACTGAGATCACGCGTGAGCCTAGATACAGCGCAACCGACAGTGTCAGCCAGCCTACCGCCACGTTGACGGCAAAGCCAAACTTAACAAAGGCATAGAGTGCTGCAATCCACAGCACCACGACCGCAACTGCCAGAATCAGCTTAGAAATGGTCTTAATCATGCGGTTTCCTCCTTTCAGAATGAAAAATCATTGGTAAAGTAGTCGTTTATATCATCGTTTGACATCCCCGAGAACGGGTTTTTGGCGTCAAATTTCTCCAGGCTGATGTCGTCAAAATGAAACATTGCTGTATACCACGCGTCAATCAGCGCATCGACAAAGTCAATCTTGGTCGTCGCCTTTTCCTTATCAATTTTCACGCCGTTGTTGTTGCCATACAGCACGGCATTTTTAAGCGAGTACGTAATAATCGGGTCATGATCGTATCTGATCGTGCCCGTGTCGAACTGTTTGCGCAGGTCAACAGTCGGTTCGTTAAGATTCTGGATAACGTTCTTGACTGGCATCGTGTTCCAGTCGGTTTTCTGCTCAATCCAGCCAATCATTTTGGACAAGCCCCACTTGTCATAGCAGAAGTACTTGACCTTGAGCTTGTGAGCCTCCACATAGGCCATCAGCCAGTCAAAAACCGCACCGTCATCGATATAACCGTAGCTGTTTTTAGCGATATCGCAGAAACCGTGCTTTTCAGCATCACGATAGTTGATACCATCTTGTTTTTCCTTCAAAACCACGTTGTTCTGAGCCCGCGCAAGCGGTACCCAGCTATGCTGTTTGACGTAGTAGCGCGGTTTATCGTTGTCCAGATACGGTAATACGAAGGCGATTGACGTATCATCGCTGAAATTGGACTTGTCAAAGCCCACATAGCATTCGCGGCCGTCAATGTCGATCGGAGCGTCATCAACCGCTGCCCGATTGATGTCATCAAGGTCCAGATACGTATTCTGCTTAACTTGCAGCCACATATTGAGCGATTTGTTTTGAAATTCTGGCAGAGAGCCGTTCGCCATCTTGGTATCACGCTCAGAGAGCAGCGATTTCATCAACTGATCATGCGTTTCGGGGCTCAAATCCAAAATTGGATTGGACTTGACCCATGTCTCTGGGTCATTTGTCTCATCAAGGTTGTCCTGTTCCCAGACCATGCACAGGTTGTCGTCCAAAAGAGCGGTCATAGTCGTGCTCCATGACTTCTTCCATCATCTGTTGGTCCTTGTAAAACTGTGAGTTGCTGTCTGGATAGGCCGTCGAGACCTGTAAAAAACAATGGTTAGGTTCCTGGCCTTGCCCGGACGTGATCTTGCCGTTACCTTTGATGATCGAGCCAATATGCTGGTCATCCCCGACTTCATCGCCCACCGCAAACTGGCAGTGGAGCGAGTCAAATTGGCCGGACTTATACGACATCCGCAGCAGGCGGTTGTGTAGCTTCCGCGACAGGATCACATCATGCAGGACAACAATTTCTTGCTGTTTAAACAGCTTTTTAAAAGCCGGCAAAGTCGAAAGCTTGGTAAAAAACGACTGCATATACTGGAAGCCTTTTTGTGATTGACTCGTAACTGGGGCCGTATACAGGTAGTCGTGGTTCATCTGGCCTTTTGATTCCACCAAAAAGTAGAACGACATCAGAATCGTAGCCAGATAGGTCTTACCATTGGTTCGTGCAACGGAAAAGATTGCCCGCATGTAGCGGAGCTGATCATTATCATCACGCCAGCCAATGACCGAACACAGAATCTTCTGCTCCCACATCATCAATGGCAAGGGCTTACCGGCGTTAACGTCAGGAACCAGCTTGGAGTAGTTGATAATCGCCCGACATTTATCCAAATCATAGTGATATTTAAAATTAGGGTCTTCCGTCTGCCGTCTTAGGTCCTGTAGATGCCGAAAAGCGTCAAGCTTGATCTTTTTACCGGCTAGCTGCCGACCTTCAAGCACGGCAAAGGCATATCTGGTCGCCGGGTCACGATAATTTTTAAAGATCTCATTGTAACTGCCAGCGTTTTTCTCGGTTTCATAGGCTTTTTCGACTGTCTGGCCTTTTCTGGTTAAATCCCACTTGCGCATCACCAGCCATCACCACCCGACAAGACGTCTGCTAGGCTTGGCACGTCATCATCGTCGCTGTCAGTAGTGAGAGAGAGCAGGGATGCCCGCTGGTTGGCGTCAAGCCAAGCTCAGACGATAGTGAGCGTATCTGCCTGATTGCGGCGTCCATCGTAGATACAGCGGGATTTTTTTTAAAACCCACAAAATCACGATCGATAATTTCACCACGATTGTTCTGCACACTCTTATAGATTGGCGTCTGAATGCCGTTTTCCTGCACATCGTCAAAGCCAAGTCGATACAGTGCGATTGCCGAGCAGAGAGCCTCCACAGTTGAGCGATCGGCGTTCTTGATAATCGTGCTTTGACGCAGAATCGGCGTGATTCTCTGCCAGGCTCGGCCCGCAATCGTGCCTTTCATGTAGGTTGGTGGTGACGTCTGCAACGGTTGCAGGTCTTCAGTCGCCTTTTCGACCATCTCGGTGCGCCGATTTTGATAGGCTTTGTTGTCTGGGCTTCTGGTTACCTTCATTTTGCGTGGCATTGCGTCATCTCCTTACTTTTTGTAATCCAGCCAGCCCCCATTAAGAAAACTTTTATAACTGTCGTCGTTGTAACGGAAGGCTAATGTGCGGATTGCTCTTTTATGAGCGCCTGTGGGGGGGCCATGAACGTTCTAACGACCGTATCGATGTTTTTCCCGTGCAAGCTGTCGATCGATGTATACGGCCCATTTTTGGCGATTTAGATGTTTCAGCATGTTATCGCCGTTTGGTTTGCCAGCGATATGCTTTTCCATTTTAGTTTTTGCCAAATGCTCGCGTCTGCTTAGGCACCAGAGATTGTTGACATCCAATGAATCCTCGCACAGACGTCTTGGCACCACGTGGTCAACAATCAGATCATGATCAGTCAGTGTGATACCTGATACTCCCGATGCATACATGTCACGATTGACCACGTAGGCACGCACACGCTGCCATTCTTGGCTGTGATAAAAAGTATTGGCTACTTGGTCACGATGCTCACGGTTGTATGTCTTGTACGACTCGAGGCGTTGCTTGTGCGACACGTTGTGATAGGCATCATGCGCATGCAGTTTGGCATGCACGTCACAATATCGTTGATCAAAAGGAATGATCCTATGACATCTGATCTCACCGCATTGGTGTACCTTTGCCATGTTTGCCATCTCCTTTTTGATATCGGTGCTTGGAATCAAACCAGCTGTTTTGTAAGATTGAGTGCCCTTTCCAAAATAAAAAGCCAGCCGTTAAGCTGACTTTTTATTATCACACATTTTCAAATTTTTCTTTTGCTTCTTCTGTGGATCAGATTCAAAAATCATTGTAATTGATAACATAGAAGTTTGAAATGCGTATGTTATAAATAATCCCACTAAGAAAAACCATGCATAAAACAAAATAGTAGTAATCTGTAATTTATACTCAATTAGTGATTGCATAACTATAGTTAAAATTAAACACAAGAAAGAGCTACACAAAGAGCTAACTAATAATCTAGGAAGGTCATTTCTATGCTTTGATTTAGACAATTCTGTTATGAACCTTGTCTTTTGCATAGAAATTATCATACCATAAAACGCTGAATAAAAACCAATTACTATCGATAAAAAATTAACAGTTGAATCTAAAATGTTTGAAAAGCCCCTTAGCGAACTATAAGTAATTCCATACTCCAGATTAAGCCATACCATTAACAAGAGCAATACCAACCCTACCAAAGGAGGAAATATCTTAAAAAGTTTTCCCATTGTTTTCCCTCCCCAAAATAATTTTCTAATTTATATTTCTTAACGTTTCTTCAAGTAGTGATTCTGTCTTGTCCTCACTTTCACGTAAATAAATGTTTTTCATTACATCTTCCACAGAATCTGGTCTCAAATGCATTTTCTTGGTTTTACCATCTTCTGATTTTACTGAAGAAAATTTATGCGTAACAAATAATTTCCCATTAATAAGATCATACTTTTCGATAGGCATATCTCCTTCTTTTCCTCTAATAATAGCTGAAGAAAAAAGGCTTTTACCACTTTCTATATTTTTTGCTAGTTCATGAATATCTCCAGCCTTTAAGGACTTGTTTTTTGGCGACCCTGCAGATAAATTAATGCTTATTCGAGCGCCACCAAGGCTATCAAATAGCTGCTTGAATCCTCCTAAATATTTTGCTATTCCGGTAGAAAATTTTTGAACATTTGCATTTGCAAATGTTAACTCTAAAGTTCTGATATTATCAGATTTTTGAATTCCTTTAAGCGCTTTTTTGTCCGGCACCGGTTGAAACTCTAGAGATAGTTCTTCAAAGTCATCAACATTGAAATCTTCTTTTGCTTTTTCCAATCGTTCATACATCTTTTTTAAATAAAATGCAACTCCACTAATAGATAAACTATGAAAATTTCTCTGAATGAATAAAATACAATTTTCTGTATCGAACAAACAGTTTATGTCCTCAGCAATATATTCATCTGCATCTAAATCTAGATCAGACAATTCATCTACCTCTTGTCGAGTAACTGCTATAGGATCATCTCGTAATTTTGACATATGAAAATACAACAATTTCATATTTGGAAATTTTCTTAAAGTTGCACTATCAACTATAACTTCATGAAATTTATCTAATCGTGTCTGTATTCCATATTGAGTTACGATTTTTTTATCACGATCATTAATTTTACTTATCGTTTTTAAAAGTTCCTCAATATTTAATAGATTGCCATCACTATCACATGTCATATATACTTCAAATTTTACCGTTTGTGTTTTTGAAGCCAAATTTATCATCTCCCTAACATTATTTCACTATCATTCTATCAAAAAAAGAGAGCAACTAAGCTCTCTTCCATGAAATAATAATTAGGAATAGTTTAACGTCATTTCGGACAATGACGGCCTGTGGAGTTGAACCCAGAGTAAGTGCCGATCCAACGGAGACTTAATCATTCTTTTTGACAATACCAGTATATGCCCTTTTATCCCCGTGTGGTACCCGCTTGATCCCCGTTCGATTCCTGATTCATCCCCGATTTGAAGTAGACGTGAAAATCAGGGATTAATTGACGATCAACACGGTATACTGCACACTTTGGCTCAATGATATCCGCGAAATCAAGGCAGGCCCGCTCTTCTAGTGCCTTATAGCCATCATCGCTATATCGGCCTAGCTTCGGCGCCAGTTCTTTAACATAAATGCGTTCTCTAAAGCCTGGTAAAAAACGTTCTTTCAAAATGATTCTGGACGAATACCGACAACTTTGAATGGCCTCGTGAACGGCACAAACCGCATGTAAGCAGTCGGCAATGTCGGCCAGCCGATCATCAGTCGAGTTAAAGGATGAGCTGCCTCTGATTCCAGTAATATCTAATTGTGGCGATCGCAAGCCATAGTTACCCGCTCTCAAACAGATCCCTTCAAATCGGTCATCGTCCCAAAAGAATTGACGCACTTTGTCAATTGTTGCTTGTTTATCAATTTGCGGAAACAGTTCCATGAAGTGCACTCCTCATAATTAGATTGATATTTGTTTTAAGAGCACCCATGCAGGGTGCTTTTCATTTTGTCAGTTTCACCAGCGCCAAATTGGAATCCCAATCAGTCCCCAGCAAATCAAATTAGCAATCACCAACGCAGTGAGTACCACTAAGATCCATTTAATCGTTTCCATCATTGTTCTTCCGCCCTCTTTTTACGTGCTGCCGCTTTATGCAACTCATTTTTCACCGTCTTAAACGACCGCTTTGAAATACATGTAGTATCCGCTAAAGTTAGTTTTCTTTTGATTTTCCATTCCAAAAGCATGTCCCACAATTCTGGAAACTCGCTTGTGCCCTTGTGAGTGCTCGCAAGCTTCCGTTCCTTGGCTAAAAAGATCGTGCGCAAGCCATCAATCACACCCTTTCGTTTAGCCATCTCCAGCTCTCGGAGCCGTTCTCGCTCAAGCTGGTCATCTGACTTACGGAGGTTTTCAATTGCCCTTAATCGGCGGTTGAATTTTTGAGTCTCTCGTTCAAAGTCAGGTTCACCAAATTCGTCAATATATGCCTTATCTTCAATTTGCAAACGATCATCAAAGCGCATATGGATTGCACAAAGCAGGCCACGTTCAGTAAGTCCACTTTTCTATCTCCTCATAGGTGCGACGGAAGATGCTGTCTGCAATGGCCCAGTGCTCTCCATCAACGCCAGTAGCAATCCAGTATCCAGTATCAAATTTCATTCCGCCCTCTTTTGTAAGTAATACAAATCTAGGTTCACCTGCAAAAATGCAATATTCCGGATTAATTTTGGCACCGTACTTTCTTGCCATTTTTGCCGACCCATCAAACCGCTCTGCCTTAATGGTTGTCTTCTTGCGATATTCTTTAATCACAGTTCTACCTCCTTGACCAGTGGACGCCCGCAAAATGGGCAATACTTGATTTTAAAAGCGTCTTTCCAGAATCGCTTGTCGTTATAAAGCGCCCTAACCGTTAGAATTAAGATATCCTCTTTGAGTTGCAAATCAAACACATCTGTCAGCCCCCGAACATTGTGGCGCTCCTGGCAAATGGGGCACTTTGCTTCAACGGATGCCTTTACCTTGTCGACATCTATTTGCACGCGTGAGGCGCTGGCGTATTTCATCTTCATTACAATTCCTCCTCATGAAACTCGTTCCACCCTGTAGGATCGTAAACGTCTAAGATATACTTCCCTTCTTCACCATAAGTAACTTCAAAGTAACGATAACGATGGTCCAGAGCACTTCTTAGCATTGCCTTAGCGTTTACTCCCACTTTGCTAAACCAGACAATAAACACATCTTTTTCATCGACTTCATCGATCTCGTAGCTTAAGTAGCCAGCTACCAGTTTCTTAGCTTCGCTTTCGAATTTGGCTTGATTAAATTTAGTCATTGTTTAAACCACTCATCGAACTCTGCTTTTGCTTCTTCCTCTGAGTATGGCTCAACGTCTTCGTGTTCCCGCAGTTTTTCCATTAGATCACCTTCGATTCACTGCTTAAATCCATATCCGATCAGTCCTTCATCCACAATCTTTATGGCGTCCTCTGGCGATCGGGCAATCCCATGGATTACGCCTCGCTTGGTGAGGAACTCATGGAAACGCACCTGATCCTCACGTGGACGTCCACGCTCGTTTTTGACTTCGATATAAAAAGCCTGATGGTCTGACCACCGAAAGCCGTACAGGTCAGGGTGACCGCTTGGTACACCAGCCGAGAAAAATCTTCCATCAGGTGTTTTAACTGAGCCAACATTAACCCGGAATACTGTACACTGATGTCGTGACAATGCTATCCGAATATCATTTTGAATTTTATGTTCACTAGTCATCGCTATCTTCCTCAATATATAAGATCGAAGTTAATGGGATGTGGATATCTCTTCCATCTGTATCCACACCATGAGCCCAGTCATCTTTAATTACTAGAGTTTGGAGCTCAATATAGTCGGCTCCATGATTTTTCAAATAAACTGTAATCATTATTTTTACCTCTTCATTATCTGACCAGCGCGGGCATCCCACCCATTCGGTGTTTTAAGTGCACTGACTCATTGGGAGGTAACACTAAAAAAATAGTGTTACCATGTGTTACCCCTTACTCTCCCAAGGAATTAACCCAGAAGTTACACATTTTATATTTTTCAACTTTTCTATTTAATACATACAGGTAGATATATAAAATATAAAAGTTATATATATTAGTAATAGTGTTACCTTTTTATCTATCCCTTGGGGCTGTAAGAATCAGGGTGGTAACACATCAGGTAACACTATTTCAATGTGTTACCTTTTTTAAGTAACCACGCGATACTTTTCCATTTCGCTTACGCATGCCTTTACGCCAACCGAACCGGTTAATCATAATGTTGGCAATCTGATTTGATAGCTTGCGATTCTTTGCTAAATCGACGCCAGGAACAACTTTCATGCTGATAGTTTCACTAGATAAGAAGTCTCGATCAGCCCAGTCGTTTTCAAGGGCATCAGCGATTGAATCTTCTAAATCATCGGTGTACATGAATGTCTGCCGGTGCTTATCCAGCATTTCTTGTTGTTCGCTGGTTAGATTGAAGCTGTAATCGTCGTTCTTGAAAATATGGGTTGCTTCGCCCCAGACCTGCTTGACATATTTGGGAGTTAAATCCCGAACCGGATTGGCTACCTGTCGGCCTTTGTCGACTAGTAGTGGCAGAAAACGCCGTTCACCAGTCTTGTCTTTTAAGTAATACAGGTTGTTGGTCGTCCGGGCCAACACGAAGCCTTTAGAAAATCGTTCCGCCTGATGACCATACGGTTTTCGGTACTCGAACTCTTGCAAGGTAACGAACTTCTTCAATACTTCAAATGTTGAATTGGCGGTTGCGGTCATTTCATCATCGTTCACAATTAATGATCTTCTCATTACCGCAAAATCATCTTTGTTTTCAAAGCTGGAGAATTGGTCGGTATAGTAACCGTATGGTGCTATTTTCTGGAGGATGGTTGTCTTCCCAGCGCCCTGGCCACCGACCAGGTCCAGCACAAAGTCAAACTTGCGTTTTGGATCATAGGCTTTAGCAACGGCACCACGAAGAACAGTTTAGTAATCAGCCAGGTTGCTTCCGAGCGTTCAACGCCGAGATAATCGCTGAAGAAGGTGTCCAGCCGTTCTTGGTGATCCCATTGCTCATAAGCTGAGTCCATGTATTCAAGAACTGGATTATAACGATGGCGATTAGCAACAACCGTCAAGGCACTCCGGATCAGCTGGTTGGTAAATAGTACCTGGCCATAGTCTTTGGACGCCTCAATATAGGAAGCTAATTCATCAACATAGGAATCTTTTAGCATTCCCTTTTTGATCAGAAGCTTGTCACTACTACGAGCTACATCAATCTCACCAGTAAACTCGTTGAATTTGAACATTCCAACTAATTGGGGATCGTGCTCTAAAATCACTTCAATATTAAACAGGCTTTTTGGTTTAATTGCCCCTTTAGCGGTCCGAATGAACGGGTCCTCTTCGTCAACCATCTTGCTGAGCTTGCTGGCATTGTCCTTATCAAACGGTACAACTTTATCTTCACTCACTTACTTCACCTCGCCTTCGGATTTCCTTTTTAATCATGCTATTGACGGTGGTTACAACCTCATTATCCGATAGGCTGTACTTGGTTCGTTGATTAGCAATCCGGGCCAATTCCAGGACACATTCCGGGTCAACATTTCGGAATAGCAATCCTCCAGCAAAGGCAGCCAAGGCAACATTACGTCCACCGGTTGGCCCCAAGCCCTGCACGATTTGCTCAAATAAAGCAGACGTTTGGGTATGACCTTTAGGATGGAAAGCCTCGATCTTCTTGCTGCTGATTGTCGGTTTTCCTTTTTCTTCGATCAACTGGATTAGTTCTTCAGCCGGTTGGATCATTGGCTTGCGGTTCAACCATTGATATGCCTTATCGTCAACAATGCTTGGTGCCACCACTACATAGTTGTTTGGATGGGCCTTAATATCGACACCAGGTAAGAAGCCAATATTCTGACTAATTCTCTCCTTAGGTTTAGTGAAGAAAAATTGGTAACCATCATGCGCCGTTCGTTGGCACAATGTGTTAAACCATTCCGGATGGCTAAGATTCTTAATGCTTAGCGTGCCATCATCCCCGTCTTCGTGTCGATCGACATCAACAACGAAGAATTGATCGGTCTTCAAAGCGATGTTGGCATATGGATGACTGGTCCAAAACTTTTCAATTTCAGCCGACGTTAATGGCTCACGATCAGCAAACTTTACCAGCGGTTTTTTACCAATGGTAGGAATGACGCTGAATCCTTTTTTAGCATATTGAATTGCATAATTAACTAAACTTTTCATAGCTAGAACGGCAGATCATCATCATCGACCTCTGTGGTGGTTTCTGAGGTGCCAAAAACTGGTTGTGGCTTTTCAATCTTCTTGCCAGCACTAAATTCGTAGTTCCGGTAAGGATTGTCAGGGTCTTTCTTATTAGGAGTTTCCTTGATCGTCATGTGTAAGGTCTTGCCCTCATATGGCTTAAAAGCGGCTACCAATTTTTCGTAAGCGTCGGTTTCGTTGTCTGGAAAGTAGTCCGGCTTCATTTCAAGGCTAACCATTTCACCGATCTTGGCGATTGTCCGGATATTCCGGGACACCACAAATTCTGGCATTGGCTTACCCTTGCTGGTCTTAGTGGCTAAGCTGATCCGCAATTGTTCGTGACGACTGGCAAACTTACCAGCGATTACTTGCATATCGAACAGCAAGCAATCCCAACCAGATTGGTAAACCGGGTGGTCAACCTTACTTAGCATTACTTCATAGTCTCCCTCAGGGATAAGTTGACTTTCATTCAACTTACCATCCTTAGCGTTCCAGTTGTTCGTAGCCTTCTTGTATGCATCTAAAAGTCCCATAATTTATTCCTCCTAATTAATCAAACATGCCTTCGCAAGATTCCAGTAGCTTCTTAATTCGACTATCCTTAATGTTCTCTGCCTTGTACTTAGTACGACGATCAGTAATGGTACGAGTATAGTTATCCTTCCCAAATTTCTGTGTATGGATAACCAGATCGCAGTTGCCATTTACGATGTTGTAGTATTTAGTCTTTAATGATGGTCGGTAGTCAGTTGACCCGGTCTGTTCATCAGTAATCTGCAATTCGCGACTGACATAAATCACGTTCATTGGCAATGCCTTCAAATCCATTACGAATTGTTGAAGAACTGTGTTGAACATCGCGTAGCCCTTGCCATACGGAATGTCGCTCAACGCTTTAACTCCGTTATCAATACAGATGGCCTGCTCAATCATGACGCAGATATCATCAATTACATCGATGATGACGGTTTGAAAAGTGTTGTCAGTGGATTGAAGTGCAGTGATGATTTCATCAAGCTGGTCAATGACTGATTGCTTCAGTCCACCATCGTCTTCACGAACGTTGCGGATTTGAATACTTGGTGTAGACCCCTGTTCACTGTTCCCATCGGTGTTAAGGGATAGTGGATGTGGAAAGAAACTTGCAAAATAGCTCTTCCCGGACATCGTGGCGCCCCAAATAAAGAAGTTATGTGGTTGAGGCGTCGGATGTTGTGGTTTGTCTTCAGGTAAAATCGACATTTAATGTTTCCTCCTATTCTTAAATTGGTACCAAGCCCAACCTGACGAGTAATTGTGCAATTTAGCATAGGCTTGTAGTTCTTTTAACGTCGTCAGTTGGCCAGGTGTTTTATCAGCAACATTGGCTATTACTTGATCCTCCAAAATCTTATTAACCATTTGCTTACGCCGTTTGATCGCTTGATTCTCTTTGATTTCTTGCAAGTCGACATTAACGATCTTGTAGTCCTTTTTCTCCGGATCAAGGCGATGGCCACAGAGTGGACAGCAACTGTCCTGCATTTCTTTTCGGTAAAATGCACCGAAGCAGAATTTGCATTGGCAAATTGCCGGACCATTATCCTGCTTCGGCTGCTTACGTTTGTCCCTGGTCTTAATTGCTTCATTCCAGTCCCGATCGTTGTTGGGAAGGCCAAAATTTAGGAAATTATCCACGTGGTCAATGATGATAGCTGTCTTCCCTTCTCGGGGGTTCAGACACCGCATTGAGAATTGCAGATACAAGGCCAGTGAGCTAGTTGGCCGGGCCATGATGACACAATCAACGTTTGGTAGGTCCACCCCTTCTGTGAAGAGATTGACGTTCACTAGAATGGTTAGTCGCTGATCACGAAACTGCTGAACGAGTTTGTCACGTACTTTCTTATCGGTACCACCATCAATCTCTTCGGCGGTGATCCCCGCTTCATGAAATTTCTTGGTGACCTCTTTAGCGCTGGCAATTGAGTGACAATAAACTACTGCTTGCTTGCCGCTTGCTAACCGTTGATATTGCTGAACAATGTGACCATAAATTTGATGACTGATTGCTTCATCCATACTGTCTGAACTGTAATCACCATGTGCTTTACGCAACTTTGAACGGTCAATATCCCCCAGGCCATAGTATTTGAATGGCGCTAGGAATCTGTGTTGGGTTAACCATTTGATTGACTGACCAACAATTCAGATCGTCAGCAATTAGGTCAAGTTGCTTGTGCCCAGTCCGAATTGGCGTTGCTGTGAAATAAAGTACGTAAGCCTTCGGGAAAGCTTGCAAAATCCGTTGGTAAGACTTAGCAAGCGCGTGGTGAGCTTCGTCCACTAAAATGAGTTGTGGAGCCGGTAAGCGGGCGACTTGTCGAGTTAACGTTTGTACCATTCCCATCGTGGCCAGGGACATATCAACTTCTTGAACTTTAAACGTCTCTTTTGCTTGGTTAAGGACTTCCTTCCGGTGAATGATGAACATGACCCGATTACCTTTACTGGTAGTCTTCCTCGCTATTTCAGCCATGATGACTGTTTTCCCAGTACGAGGTGGCTGTTGTACGATAATGCGCTTGTTGCCACGACGCATGCTGTCTAAGATGTTTGCGATCGTTTCAGACTGATACGGCCGCAGTTTAAATGTCATTTGATCACCCCCGAACGGTGGCTTAACTACCATAAGTTACCCCTCTGTTGGTTTGATCGTAATCTTGAGGCCGTGGGTTACCTTAGCCGAAACAACGACCTCCCCGTTCTCGTTCACTAACCGCCCATCATCAATTTCGGTGAGTGTCTTTTTGTACTCGGCCCAATCAAGTTCCCTCGTGGTTTTAACCTTGATGAACTTGTCGTCGACTCCAGCTTCAAGAATCTTCTTCTTGTCGTAACCCCACTTGGTTTCCTTCTTTTTGGAAACCTTGCCGTTACGGCCGGCGTACTTCCACCAGGAGTCTTCTTCAATTCGCCGCCGTGCGTAATCATCGATTAGCGCATTCGCTTCCTCAATGTTGGCATTAATTGATTTTGCTTCCGATTCGTACCAAGCGGCAGTTTCGTCCAATTCTTTCTGACGGCGGGCGTTGATTGTCGCAAGCTCTTCGTTAAGCTTGCGGAGCCGGTACAACTGCTTGGATAGATCATCTTCGCTGTAAAGGCGCTTGTCTTCTGTTTCTTCGTTCACTATTAAAACCTCCCGGTTACTTCGTGTTTCCAATCCTTAGCGTAAAGAACCAATTGCTCTGCCTGCTTAACGATGGCGTCATGTTCAGCAATGGCCTCGCTCCGTGTCTTTGGTTCATGCAATACTAAGCGATTGGCATCCGTCAGTATGTGTTCGCTTAGCTTTAGCAGGTGGTTGGCCACTTGGCCAACTTTGATTTCATCTGGTGTCATGTTAAAATTACCTCGTGGTTTGATTTCTTTTTTGGCCTAGCGGTTTCGCTGGGCCTTCTTTTGTTCCTGCGGAAAACTGTACTTAAAGCTAACCAAGACATACGGCACGATGGCCACCGTCGCCAGGATCAAGTGGTTTGTCAGCAGCAAAGCGATCGCTAAGACAAATAGCGCTCCGTATGCAATCATCTCAGTCATGATTAGTCCCCCTTGTAGTGTTCGTTGCGTAGCTTCATCTCCAGGCGATGACAACGCTTTGTGAGTAAAACGTTGTTGACCACCATATCGATCGATAAGACCGACATGATGATTAGTAATAGTCCCATTTGAATCACCTCCTCTCACGGCATTCTAGCCGTCCAATCGATCTCATCGTGATGTTCGTGCATCCACGCTCGCGCATATGGCAGGTAAATCTTAGTGACGCTACCCTTGCCGTGTGCGCCTTTAACCCAAGCACCCGATTGACCATTTTCAATCTGGACTTCCGGGAATGCGTCAAATACGTACAAGCGGATCCACGCTGGTGACTTTTCGGCGAACAGGTCATCGCGAACGTCTTTCAACTTGGCCCAGTCTGGCTCAGGCTTAGCCGGAGATATCAGAGGTGCGATCTGCTCAGCTAAAGCTTGCAGGTCGACATCACTTAAGGTTAGTTGCATGCTCATCATCCTCCGACAGTCTTAGCAGATAAGGGATACTTACTCCAAGATAATCAGCTACGGCTTGTAGTCGATTAACTTGAGGCACGGACTTGTTCCATTTGGAAATGGTACCGTTGCTCAGGTTTAAGTCGTGCTCTATTTTGTAGATCGACTTGCCTTGATCTGCCGCTAGACCTTTGACAGCGTTATAGATGCTCATAGTCGTCGTCTCCTTTCAGAATTATTTCTAAGAAATAATTAATGTAATATTGACTAATGATAGAAAACATTCTATTATTAGTGCATAAGAAACGAGCCATATTGCACTATGGCCCCTCTCTTGTTAGCTTTGGTTCTGTGCCCTTATCTCAAGCACAAAATTATAGTATCACAGAACCATTTCTAATACAAGGTCAAAAATAGAAATAATTCTGGGAGATACAAATATGAATACTTACGAGATTGTAAAAACACTCGCAAATGGCCGTAAAATGACGGTTGCTGAATTGGAAAGAAAACTCGACTTATCTAATGGATCCATATCAAAGTGGGCTAAAAGCGCGCCTAACTCAAAATACTTAGAAAAAGTAGCAGACTACTTTGACGTTTCGGTAGACTATCTGTTGGGCCGTTCTGCCAAGCATGTTGATTTTGATTTAGACAAAGCAATTGATGAATCGCGTAGTTTTGATGGCAAGCCAATTTCTGACCATGATAGAGAAGTCGTTAAAAAGATCCTACGCGGGTATTTTAACTAAGTTGAATGGCGGTGATAGGCATGGATCTATCAATCAAAAAGCTGCTTAAGCGATATGGCATTAAAATAGAATATACAAACGAAATAGAATTTACAGCCCGGCTTTTTAATACGCCAAAAGGCATGGTTATCATTATGCGCAGCGGGATGCCTGATGGAATGGAAAACCAAGTAATTCTGCACGAAATCGGGCATATTAAAAACGATGGCTGTCAATCCTATCAAGACTGGCGGTCAAAGATAGTCATGGAAAAAGACGCTAATGAGTACATGCTTGATAAGGTGGTTGGTGATTATATCGACAGCTGTGACCCCAGCGAGCTTAACTCAATCGATTTCTTAGAGCGCCACAATCTCAGCCAATCTCTTGACTATACCGTGCGTAATTTGATTCGCGAAAACTGTCCAAATTCTGACGACATTAAAAGCTGATTTTATCGGGAGTGATTATTTATGATGATTTTAGGTTTTCTTTTTCTGCTGCTTGCTGTGTTGTACTGGATACACAATCGTGACCTTAAAGGTGGCAAAATCAGTGCTCTGCTCTTAGCGGTGGTCGGTGTGACTATCATCGGTTTTACCCACGCTGATAATGTGGATAAGCAACGGGCAGCAGAATCGTCGTCGATTGCGTCATCTAAAAAGGCCAAGTCCGAGTCAATCTCGGAATCCAAGAGCGAGTCACGTGACCAGGCTATGGATGATGCTACATATACCGCGCTGGCAAAGAATCTGACCAGTCAAATGGCGAGCGACTCTGCGCTTAACGGTTTTAGGATTGCCTATAAAGACAGCCAGTTTTATGTAACCGTGCCCGACAATGTAGCTGCTATGACTGACAATGAGCAAAAGGAAGTCTACGGCAGTGTGGTTAAACTACTTGAAAGTCATCATGCTAGTGCGCCGTGTCGTTTTATGATGGCAATGGCAATGCAGTTGCTCGCATGACGTTAAGCGGCGGCATCAAACTGTACAAATAAAAAAGCCCTCTCCGAAGAAAGGACGTGAAGTGAATTGAATTCTTATATCGGTGCGTGGGTCACCACCGGGGTTGCCGTTGGTGGAATACTTTTTGAAGTTATCCGTTCAATTGTTACTTCTGTAGTGAATTGGAAAATTAACAAAAACAATAACGAAACAAAAATCAAAATATTGAAGCTTCAAAATAAACAAAAATCCATGCAAATCCTTGACACTGAGCGTAACTACATTAGACAGGCTTTCGGCAATTATTGTGGATATACTGCTGCACTGCTTAATTCTAATGGCAAACTGTACGTTGACGAGCAAGCAAAAGCTTTTGGAAACATTATTCTGTACCTGCAAGGTACACAGAACGCTGTATCTTTTGTACAGTCAGAGATCAATAAAGGCCATTATGACAACGCATTATTAAATTTCAATAATGTACTAAGCAATCTTAGAGAAGAAGAAAGGTCGTTGCTGTCGCAGTTAGAACAGCACTCACCCAAGGATTGTAAAGACGGTTCTGAGGATTAACTAACTGCACAACGTATGAACACGACGCGGCAATCGCCCAAAGGATCCAAAGAATAGTAATTTTTAGCCAGATTGGCATTATTAAGAACCTCGAACGTTTGTTTTCTTAATTATAACAAATAACCCAGTTTTAAACAAAATAAGCCCTCTCTGGAGAAAGGACTGGCGTAAATTGGAAGATATGGAAAATAAAACTATATTTGTTGATAGAACGGATGATCCCCAAGTAAATAAATTTCTCAAAGCGTTACACCAAGCATATAACGAAAGAGTCATAAATTATTATGAGGCAAAAGGGAAAGAATTGTCACGATTTATTTGGTCAGAAAAGAAGAAAGTTTTTATTTATATTTTAGATGTTTTCTCTGACAATACTTCTTCATCTTCATCCAAAACTTCTATTTTTGTTTTGCTGTTCCCTCTAAAGAAGATAACAAAATTTTTTATGCTAATTTGGTAAATGAAACAAATAATTTTACTTTTGGAAATATATCTGATACAGAACCAAAAACTAGAATATCATGGTTGATTTCTCAAAAGATCTTAAAAAAAGAATTTATTGTAAATATTTATAATCCATCGATTTTCTACACATTCTTTGATTTTACGAAAGAATATTCACTAGAAGACATTAAAAATTCTTGGATAAAAAACTGGGTGGATACTGAATATAGATCTTCATTAAATGATTTAAAGAAAAGTAACTACATAGAACCATTCCCAACATTAGGGAAAAAACTATTCGTAGATCGTTATCATTTTGACGAAATGCTAAAGACACTAGATGATAGCCAGTTCAATGACGAATTTAATCAATGTCTTTTTGCTTATGAGCATAAAAAATGGTTTCTTTGCGCTGCTGGATTAGGAAGTTGCTTGGAGCATTTAATGGAAAAAGTGATTATTATTAACTATAATAAAAATGGATATCCATTACTAAAAAGGCTTGGCAAAGATCCAACATTAAGAGATTACCTAAATATTTTTAGAAAAGAACCTATTAATCTTGAACCACGTCAAGAAACATATATCAAAATGTTATTTATGGCTAGAAATTCAGTAGATCATCACAATAAAGGATATACTTCAAAAAACATTTGTGATTCGCTACTTGACGGAATTAGAAATATTTTTAATGATTATTACTCCCAAAGTATTCTTTCTAAAAATAACTCCAAAGGCGATTAATAGTATTAGCTAAATCAGCATCAGCTGGATAGTCAGAATCACAGTATTTTCCATTGTCATCTAAGGATAAGTAATCTAAGTCTCTCTCATCCCACAATAGTTTCAATGCTTCAGAAATAACTGATTTTTCTTTTTCATTAAAAAACAACACTATCACCTCACTAAACAGCAATTTTCTCTAATTATAACAGGCAATAATCTATATAATTTTTAAATTTTACGTCCAACGCTGATTGACGTTAAAAGCTGTTGGGAGGTAGCTATGGAAAATTTTAGTACATTAGAAAAGTGGATCTTATGGGGCACAACAATCATTTGTGCCATCATTGGTTTAAGTATCGACGGATTTTTAGGATTTATCCTTCTTGCTGTAGTTGCCTACTTTGCGACTAAATTTGCGATTAAAAAGCACGATGAAAGGTTTCCTGCTTCGCTCACTCCTCAAAAAAGGGAAGCGATGAAGAAAGAAAAAGAGGAAAAGGCTCGCATTAAAGCCGAAAAGAAAGGAAACTCGCTACTAAATAAGATGGTAAAAAATCAAAAAAAAGTGACTGGGTATGCTTGGACTGTGGAAAGTCATTTACTATCAAATAGGATCTGTCAACTACCACCGAATGAACAAATAAAAATCCCACCCGCATAAAGCGAGTGGGGATAAATTAATTACTATACGGCCATTATATCACAAGGAGTGTGCGTTATGGCTCAAATCATCAAAAAAAGGCCCATCTTACATGGTCAGGGTGACCTGGCGAGACGCCGACGGAAAACAACGCAAGAAATCGAAGTCTGGTTTTAAGACCAAGGCTGCCGCTCGTAAAGCTGGGGCAGAAATGGAATCCAGCAAGTACCACGGCGTTTTATCTACTGCCGATCCGATCTTTACCGACTACTACCAAAATTGGTACGAAACTTACAAGCACCACCAGTCGTCCCGGGCGACCCAAGATTTCTATCGCTACTGTATAAACGTCGTTAACGATTACTTTGGGCGCCGTAAAATATCCACAATTGATCGGGCTACCTATCAGCGGTTTTTGAATGACTTTGGTAAATCTCACTCAAAGAACACTGCTAGCAAGATGAACGCTTATGTCAGAGTAGCGGTTAAAAATGCCGTTCTGGATAACGTCATCCCCGCCGACTTTACCGAAGGAACAACCATCGTATGGGATAAAACCAGAACCAGGCAAGTTGAGTATCTCAACATGGAAGAAATTAAACCGTTTGGTTGTCTTAGTCAAAGAATCCCTCTCCCCCGGGTTCCCAGTCCGCTACATGATTTTGACCGCCGTTTATACGGGGATGCGACTATCTGAAATTGCCGCCCTTACCTGGGACGACCTCAACCTCCCGTTTAAAACGATCGAAATTAGTAAGTCGTGGGACTTCAAGGGACGGACCTTTAAAGACACCAAGACAAAAAGCTCCCGCCGGATTATCAGAGTAAACCAGGAACTATTGGACTGCCTGGTTGAACTAAAAGCTAACGGTCATGATCTCGTTTTCGCCCGTAAAGATGGTTCCGTCTGTGGGAGTAGCTCCGCCAACCGAACACTGAGACTATTTTTAGATAAGCTGAACTTGGATAAACCCGGCTTTCACTTCCACTCCCTTCGACACTCCCACGTTGCCTACTTATTGGCGAACGGTGTCCCACTATATGCGATTAGCAAACGGTTGGGCCACTCAAACATGACCACGACGGCCAATCGTTACGCCTACTTAATCGATGAATTTAAAGCCCGTTCCGACGATCAAATCGAAAGGGCGTTGGTGTCCTTAGGTGTCCCGGATGGTGTCCCAACTTCGTTATTTCTATGATTTTCTATTTCCTTATTTCCTGTCATATCAAGGGTTTAGCTTCCCTATTTATCCTTAAAACATCCTAAATACTCTACAACAAGTAATCTCGGTTACTTGTTAAAAAAGCCGACTCCGTTACGGGGCCGGCTTTTTGTTTTGGTAAAACATTAGGAGCGTCCTTCTTCGGTGCTTGTTCCTGTGATTCGACATCGATATTTTCCGCAACGTTCTTTGGTTGCTCGTTAACATCTTGTGGCATGTTGAAACCTCCTACTCGCATTTAACGGCTTGGGAGCCTGTCTCGGGTTTTATTTAACGTCCACAACTGCACGGAAACGGACATAAAAAAACGGCTACCATCTGGTCGTACAATAGCCTTAAAAGTTGTCACTTTAAGAAATAAAAAGTGATGACTTTTGAGGCTATTTTTATGAAAATCACCTATTCAACGACTACTAAGCTTCGCTTATTAAGTCAATTTCAAAACGTTAACGAGTCACTCAAGGTTTTCGCTGATTATCACAATGTAGGTGCAGGGAGTTTAAAGCTTTGGATCCAGCAGTATCTAACTGGCGGATTGGCTAATTTAGAGCGCCCAGTACACAATCGTCGGTACCCTAAGAAGCTTAAGCTTCGTGCCGTCCGTGATTATCGAAATCACCGTCTTCCTACCAAAGAAATCCTATTAAAGTATGATATCCGTGGATTATCCCAACTTCGTAACTGGGTCATCCTTTACAATAATGGTATAGAACCAGTAAGAAAGCGGGTGCGGAAGATGGGACGAAAGGTCTCGTATGACGAGAAAATCGAAATCGTTAAATGGGTCTTGAAGCATAATCATGACTACAAGCAAGCAGCGCAAAAGTTTGATATTACCTATTCCAGAGCGTATGCCTGGACACAGAAATACGAGCAAACAAACGATTGGACGGCCCTAAAGGACCGGCGTGGCAAGACCAGGGGTAGGCAACCAGCCGACCGTGAGAAACAGTTACTCAAAGAGATTCGGGACCTCAAAGCTAAATTACGTGAAAGAGAGGTTCAGATTGCCTTCTCAAAAAAATTGATCGAAATAAGCAACCGGGAGGTGAAGCGGCCAAACGATATCAAGCGGTTCAAGAAATGACCAGCAGTGGCGAGTACACAGTTAGTGAAACGGCCCGAGCTGCGGGAATCAGTCGGCAAGCGTATTACAAATGGTTAAATCGTAGATTATCGCTACGCGAACAGCAGGAACGGGAAGTACTGGAGGAGATCAAGCGAATCGAAAAAACGGCATCAAGATAGTGTTGGATACGATAAGATGGTTCGTCTATTGAATAAAGAGGGCCGATTAAGTTACAGAGTGGGGATTAAGCGGGTTAGCAGGATTATGAAAATTAATGGAATTCGGGCGGATTACCGGCAGCCAAAAAAGGGACCGCCAGGGAGCAAAACAAACCTATCAAGATGAAAACCTACTAAATCGGCAATTTAAGCAAGAAAAGCCGAATCAGGTTTGGGTAACAGATACAACAGAACTGACTTACGGGACCGCTAATAAAGTCCGTCTACACGCCATCTTAGATCTATATGGACAACGGCCAGCAGCATGGTTAATCTCACCAACGGAGACCAGAGAAGCCGCAATCAAAGTCTTTAACCAAGCCGCTAAGGCTAGTGGAACCACTCCAGAAATGATCCATACGGATCGTGGAGCGGCATATACGTCCACCAATTACAACGAAGCTCTCCGTCAGGAGAAGGTAAGGCATAGCCTATCGGCGCCTGGGACACCAGCGGATAACGCCGTAATGGAACACTGGTGGGCAGATTTTAAAAGCATCTGGCTCGAGCATCGTCCAAAGGCGCAAACTCTAGCAGAGTTAGAGGAACAGGTTCGTGCTGGAATAATGTACTTCACGAATCAGTTCATTTCCGCTAAAAGAAATGACCAAACCGTGGCGGAATATTACCACGATTTGGTCGGATAAGAAAAATTGTGTTTTCGTTTTTATAAGTGTCAACTTGACAGGGGATAGTACCGGTAACCGTTTATAGCCATTCTTTAAACGACTTAAAGATTCTAAAAGCTTTCTGCATCATTGAGTTCTCGGCCAGGTATTCCAAGCCTTCGATAGTGATTCTTGCGTCCTGGAACGAATACAAGACTCCCTCCTTCGTGTGGGTGAAGGTAACTCCTTCAATGTAGTTGTGATCGCTCAACATTCGCAATGTCTCAACGTACTGGGCTTTGGAAATCAGCAGCGTTCGCTCATTAATCACACCTGGATCAGGTTGTTCACCATGTTCATAACAGTACTTGAGGTAACTTAGAATTTTATAGGCTACCGTGAAGAAATCGTTACTTCCCAT